CCAGATAGACATCCAAGAGATCGAGGGCAACCTGCAGCCCTGTCAAACCAAGGTTAAGCCATAGTAATTTGACCAAAATCCGGGCGTACCGAGCGCTGATAAAGATGGAGATCTTCATGCGTGCGCCCACCCTAACCAGGAAGAATCCGCGTGCTCGGTAGAAAGCATCGCGCGGTCGAGCGGCTCCAGCTCACCCAGGACGATCAGGCACCTGATACCGGGCAGGGCCAGGTGCAAGGCCTCACCAAACTCATTGGCTGTCTCAAACGGTGTGTCTGCCGAAAACACAAACACATCGCCATCCTGCGGTCGTAGCCGACGGATCTGGTTGACGTCGATCATGCGGCCTCCTTGGCCAGATCCTCGGTAGCGTGCCGCTCATAGGCGCGGGCCAGCTTGATGTCGTAGAGGTTTCGCTTGTAGGCCGGGCCGTTGTACAGCTCGGCCACCTTGGCCCATTTGCGCGCTTTCAATGCGTTATGCAGGGCGGTATCGGCCAGGATGAAACGCACGAATGCCTCGAGCTGTTGCCCTTCGCTCTCGCTCATCGCAGCCACAAAGGCCTGCACCGATTCATAACCCAGGCGTTGCCAGTGATAGCCCATGATCTGGAACGCCCCCCAGGAGGCGGATTCCAGCGCAGCGGTCTCATCGATCTGCCGGGCCAGGGCCAGGCGCTGCCATTCAGCGGTACCGCCGGCGTAGCCACCGGCCGTGGCGTTGACCAGGTTGGGATACTGAGCCTCAAGCCTCGCAATATCATGCCCAGCCGCCTCGAGGCGCTCGCGGAAGACGTGCCGTTCAAACAGGATCTTGGCCTTACCGTTAGGCAGGAAACCCTGGCCCTGGCTTTCCACTTCGTTGATGGCGTAGACGCTGGCCAGCGATACCTCAAGTTGACCTGCTGCCTTGACCAGATCGCTGTGCTGCAGGTGCTTGCCATCATTAATGCCCAAGAGACGCGCCTGGGTCTTGGGGCCAGCGATGCCGTCAGCCACCAGACCCACTTTGGCCTGATAGGCCTTAACGGCCTTTTCAGTGTCGTCACCGTACAGGCCATCCAGGCGCAGCTGCGCGCCGTTCTTGTTCAGCAGGTTTTGCAGGTCGGTAACAGGCTGGCCTTTGTCGCCGTGTTTTAAGGTGGCGGTCATTGTGCGTCCTCCACCTTTTTGCTCAGGTAGCGGTCAGCCAGGCGGCGGACGCCTTCTACACCCAGCAGGCCGATAACGCCGCCAAAGAACGGCGCAGCGCTCTGGGCAATGCCAAAGAAGTCCAGGCCGGAGCTGGTGGCCAGGCTAATGGCTCCGCACAGCGGGGCCTCCAGCAGGACCTGGCGAAAACTTCCGCCACCGTAGAGGACGCGCAGAGCGGCAACCGAGCAGCCCAGAAGGCCTGCATAGATCGTGCTCCACTCTGCTTGCAGCCGGGCGATCAGCCAGGCGTAGATATCGAAATTCTCGGGAGGCATGGTGGGCTTCTCGTTGTTCATGGTGATCAATCCCAGAGGTTCACCTGCTGCGCCTCTTGGGCTTCAGCGGCTGTGGTGGATACGTCTGGCAGGGTGACGGGGTGCCCGATTGGCAAGACGGGCCCTAGCTCGGCGAGGCCCGGATTGGCCTCCAGGACCTGCTCGGTGACGCCGGCGGTTGCGCCGTAGTGCCTCCAGCAGAGCCGGTCGAGGGTGTCGTTTTGCTGCGCGCGGACGGTGGTGGCCATCAGATAAGCTCCACCGTGCTGCGACCCAGGCCGAGCAGGTCGCGGATGGCCCAGCGGGCATCGCGGCGGTACTCGTCAATGCTGGGGGTGAGTTCGTCAGCGTTCTGGCTTCCTGCCTTGGTGGTGTCATAGCTGCGGTAACGTTCGTAGAGTTCCGAGCAGGCCAGGCACGACACGGCGCGGTTATAGAGCTGCACCAAGTAGCTCACACCACTGATAGTGTCGGCCGGGACTTCCGCTAATCCCTTGTAGCCAAGCAGGACGTTGCGTGCCTTGAACGCGACCAGGTCACGGTTGGCGGAGATCAGGGCACTGGTAATCGCAACCTGCAGACGCGTGTCGGTAATGCTTGAATCGATCCGGTGTCCTTCACGGATCCGGTTGGCCTCAATATCAGGCCACCAGCCGTCATTGATCACGGTGAGTTCGGAGGCCTGGGCTACTGCTATAAAACCGCTCATGGTGCCGCCTTAAAAAGAGGTCGCCGGTGGTCAGGGCTTTCCTGCTGAACACAAGGTTTGCAGTCAGCCCTGAGCCGGCGGGGTGCGTGGGACGCTCGTTTAGCCGGGGGTTCCGGCGTGTTTCTTCAGGAGGCGCTCGGCGCGCTCCAGATCCTTTTTGCCGCCGCAGCGGTCATGCAGGCCGATGGCCTTTTGCAGAGATTCGATGGCTGCCTGGAGCTGGCCAGGCTGGCCGGCGCTGTCGTCATCGATGCCCTGCAGCTCAGCCTTGCCGATAGCCAGGTACAGCTTGGCCCTGGCCTCGTCAGGCATGTCCTCTTCAGCGGTGAGTTCAGCGGTGCGCTTCAAGGTGTCCAGATCGAAGGTGTCGCCGGCCTTTTGCGCATTGAGCGCAGCAGTGGCGACTTCCTCGGCGACCAGGCAGCCGGTAGTGCGGGCGAAGCGATCCGGCATAACAAGTCCCTTGCCCAACACATAGGCCGCGATGTCCAGCGCACCGGCAAAGTCGCCGGCATCGATACGCCAGATCATCACCGTGGTCAGCACCTCGTCCTGAGCGCCCTGCCCGGCTGACAGCACGCCGGCCACATAGTCGGCGTACTCCGGCAGGAGCTGCCGCTTGAGTTCGGCCTTGCCCAGGGTGGACTGGATCTGCTTTAGGCGCAGGCGGTCCTGGAGCAACTTGGCCAGCTGCAGCTCATAACGGGTGGCCCCTTCCATGGAGCCATGCGGTGAGGCCTCGGCGGCCTCCCTGGCGGCGCGTTTGCGCAGCTGGGTACGTTGAGCAAGGGTCAGCATGGGTTACACCGCCTCGACGTGTTCAGCCAACGCAACCAGACCAAAGTCCTCGATCACATAGGCATCATTGGAGGACTGGTAGTCGGCGATGCGGTCGTACTCGGGCTCGTCTTTCAGGTAACGGCGGCGGCCGCCTTCCTGAACGTAGATCGACAGGTTGGCCAGCGTGGTGACCAGAATGGTTCCTTCGGGGAAGAACGGCGCATCAACGACCGGCAGGCCACCTACACGCGCCTTGGCAACGATCTCATCGGCGGCATTGGCCTCGACGTTGGATGAACCGCCCTTCTCAACCGCGGCCAACAGCTTGTTGTGCATGAGGTCGCGGGAGATCAGGACTACCAGATCCGGGCGGCTGCGGTGCCAGGGCTCAAGCATCTGAACCAAGTCATACACCAGGCCATCCAGCGTCCCGAAGTCGCCAACAAAGCTACCGTCTGCATTTTTTGCAGGATTGATCGTGATCTTGCCTTCGGTCTTTCCGCTGTCGAGCACGCGATCTGTTGCGCCTTCGCGGATCTTCTGGAGCCAGCCCTTGTTTACATCCTGCAGGAGCGGGTTGGCAGCGATATCGGTCGCGGCTTCAGCACTCTTGCCGTTAAAGCCAATCATGATGCGGTCAAGGGCCTGACGCTCGGTGATGGCCTTGGACAGGCGAACCTGGAAGTCTGGAAATCGAGCCCAGGCATCGATCAGCTGATAGGGGAAGGCGCTGTCGAAGTTGGTCTGCTTGCAGCTGTAGCTGTCCTTGGCCAGGGCGCTGCGATCCAGCGGATTGCGGCGGTTGCCGCCCTTGGTATTGGTACGGCTGGCAATAGGGCCGTTCACACCCAATAGAATGGACTCGCCTTCCTGCTCAGTCACGGTGATGACGTTGACCTTTTGCAGCAGCGCGCTGGATTCCTGAATGGCGGTTTCCAGCTTTTGCTGCACGGCGGGCGTTACATTGAATTTCTGCTCGGCCGAGCTGACGCCGTTGAGTTTGGCCACCTGACCCAGGAAGCCGTTAAAGACAATACGTGTTTCTGTGCGCATGGGGTTCTCCCGAAAGTGCGGCGGGTTTTAGTAAGCGGTGAGGATCTGGCCAGCGCTGCCGGTGGCCGGCGGACGCTGCTGCTGGCTGTGGTCGGCGGTTTTGCCAAGGGTGTCGGTCAGCTCGTTGAAGCGAGCCTGTAGCGCGTCCAGGCTTGTGCTGAATTCGCCCTGCTGGGCTTGCACTTTGGCGAGGTCTTCACCCTGGTCACGAACGTGGCCGGCCAGCTCGACCACGGCTTCGCCAAATTGGGCAAACGCCTGGTTGTCCTCAGCCTGCTTGCTCTTGAACATGTCCTGGATGCGTGTGAACAGCGCAGCGCCCAGGCCGGTTTTTTCCTGCACTTCTTCCAGCTCGATGCAGGTTTCTTCGCAGGCGGTGAACAGGTTGTCCGGGGATTGCTTGCGCGCCTTGAGCGGACTCATATCCGGATGCTGGGCCGCAAAGGTAAGCATCTCGGTGCCGATGCTGGCTGGACTGTCGGTCACAGCCAGACCTACCAGGTACGCCTGGCCGGAGGAACCAAACTTCTCATTGACCTCAATAGAGGTGTACACCTTTTGCTTGAGGTTATTGACGATGTTCACCAGGTCGTCGGTGGGTTCGATCTGGGCAAACAGGGCCAGCTTTTTCTCGCCATTGATCTCGACTTCGCCCGTCGACAGGGCCAAGACGTCGCCATAGGCGCGGAAGGGAGAATCAGCCAGGGTGCTACGAAAGTGCTCCATCCAGATGCGTGCGCCGTAGACCTTGGGGTCGTAATTAGCAGCCATCTGCTCAATCCAGCTGCGCTCGATGGTGCGGCCGTCCGTGGTTGCGCCTTCGACGGCGACACGGAACTGCTTGGAACGGAATTTCTTTTTAGTGCTCATGCCGTGAGGTCCTCAATGCGGGGGATCGCGGGGTGCGGTGGCAGTGAGGGCATGGTCGTTTTGTGGGGGACGTGCGGCAACGAGCCGAGGTTGTAGATCGGCCGTTTACAAGATGCGGTGCTAAGCAGATGAAGGATGAGGCGGCAGACTGAAGGCCATCAAACACAGCCAGTCCTGTCATGAACGAAGCCACCCTTACCCTGCCGATGGATACGCGCCGCCAAGCCAAGTTTCTCTACTGGATGGGGTGGCGGATCTCCGAGATCACCGAGGCCACCGGCGAGAAAGAAAAGACCCTTCACAGCTGGAAGACCCGCGACGAATGGGACCGGGCCGATAACGTCGAGCGCATCGGCGGAGCGCTCGAGGCGCGCCTGGTGCAGCTGATCCTGAAAGAGGCCAAAACCGGCGGCGACTTCAAGGAGATTGATCTCCTGCACCGACAGCTGGAGCGGCAGGCACGTATCCAGCGTTTCAAGGATGGCGGTACCGAGACCGAGCTGAATCCGAACCTGGCTAAGCGTAACGAGGGGCCCAAGAAGCCGCCGAAGAAAAACGACTTTAGCGAAGAGGATATCGAGAAGCTGACCGAGGCCTTTGTGGACGGCTGCTTCGATTACCAGCTGGACTGGTATCGGACCATGAATCAGCGGACCCGAATGATCCTGAAGAGCCGGCAGATCGGGGCCACGTTCTACTTTGCCCGCGAAGCCCTGATCGATGCCCTGGTATCGGGCCGTAACCAGATCTTCCTGTCAGCCAGTAAGGCCCAGGCGCATCAGTTCAAGAACTACATGCAAGCCTTCGTCAATGAAGTGCTCGGCCGGCAGCTCACCGGCGACCCCATCGTGCTGCCCAACAATGCCGAGCTGCATTTCCTGGGCACCAACGCCCGCACCGCCCAAGGCCGCTCGGGCAACTTCTATTTCGACGAATTCTTCTGGACCTACAAGTTCGAGGAGCTGAACAAGGTCGCTTCAGGCATGGCCCTGCACAAGAAGTGGCGAAAGACCTATTTCTCGACGCCCTCAAGCATCGCTCATGAAGCCTATAAGTGGTGGACCGGCGAGCGGCTGAACAAGGGCAAGCCGACCGCACAGCACCTCAAGATTGATGTCAGCCACGATGCTCTGCAGCAAGGTCGACTGTGCGAGGACAAGATCTGGCGTCAGATCGTTACCATCCTGGATGCCGAGGCGCGCGGCTGCGACCTGTTCGACCTGGAAGAGCTGCGCATGGAGTATGCGGCCGAGGCTTTCCAGAACCTCTTGATGTGC